GATGGAAGGCGCCGAGATGGAGATGGATGAGATGGAGGAGGAAGCCTGATATGCCTGTTTTAACCCCCCAAGAACTCGCCGATACGGGCGGTTGTTTCAACTGCATGGAGACTGTATTGCAGCAGACTATACTGCTGTCGCTGCTCCAGCAGATTCAGGTCGCTTCATTTGACGCTGCCCGTACAACCGCGAGCCCAGGTGGAGTCCTGACTGCGACTGCAACCGCTGCGGCCAACCCTAGTCGCCGTCGGTTTGTAATTCAGAATCAGAAGACTACCGAGCATCTCCACCTAAAATTTGGAACTGGATGCACAACGGCTGACTACCACTACACTTTACTGAGCGCCGCAACCGCTGGCGCCCACGCATCATCCCTGACTTTTGAAGGCTACACTGGCGCGATCAGTGTCGCTACTGCCACCGGAACCCCGTCCTACACCTTTGCTGAATTTGTCTGACCTATGGCCACTCCTTCGATTCAAACCCTCATTACGCAGGCTCAACAGGTTTTAAACCTACAGTCGTCTAATGAGATCCGCGCCACGCTTGCCGCCGTCCTTGCTAACGCAAACGTCGGCACCCCGCTCAATCCAAACCTGACCACACAACAGCTGTGGAATGAGTTTGGTGAAATTGTTCGCCAGTCAACTGACGACATCATGTCGATCGTCGTCGATCAGATGATGCGGATGGTGTTCTCCCCGCCGGCTCCCGGTGGTGCTGGTGCGGATAAGCAGGTGATCTTCAATGATGGTGGTGTGTTGGCTGGGGATGCGGGGTTGACGTACAATAAGGCTACGGATGCGTTGACGGTGCTTGGCAACTTGGGTGTTGGGATTAATCCGGCATTCAAAGGTCATTTTTATAGCCTTTCCGGAGGTAATGAAGTTCGGTTGGAAACCGCTGGAACTACTGCTGGAACTACCAATCGGCTGTCGTTCAAGAGCGCATCCGGAGCAGCGGACGCTCGCACTGGAGCCCTCGAATGGTACGATGTTGGAGCATTTAGAGGCGATATTCGCTTGTTGAAAGCCGGCGGAATTCAGATCCGAAACTCCTCTGATAACCCCACGTTCAATTTGAATGATGCTGGCAATGCAGACCTAGCTATTGGAAACCTCGCGTTCGCCTCCGGCAAAGGCATCGACTTCTCCGCAAATAATCCTGATCCTGCCGGAAGAACCTCCGAGCTACTGAACGATTACGAGGAGGGAACGTGGACTCCTACGCTGACGTTTGCAACACCCGGAACGCTTGCTGTTACTTATGGCGTTAGAACTGGAAATTACACAAAGGTTGGAAATCTTGTAACGGCTCGTTTTAAAATTGAAATAAATCCTGCTGGATTTGTAAAAGGAACAGCGTCAGGAGGCCTTAAGGTTACAGGTCTTCCGTTTACTGCAAGCGGAACGGGAACTCAATATGTAGATTTAGCAGCTAGTTTGACCGATCAAACTTCTGGCAGTCTTGCTATATGTTATCCAAATTCAACCGATATTTTATTTGAACAAACACAAGTTACTGGAACCCGTGTAATTAGATCTGCCGCAGGAGTTGATGCTTCTAATTTTGCAGCTACAAATACCGGTTATATTAGCCTTGGAGTCGTGTTAACCTACACCGTATAATCCTATGCTCACCGAACGCACCATTTTCTCGCTCTGCGAGGTTCTTCCTTCAACCGTCCTTCAGGTTCGGCTATCCGACCAGATCGTCGATGGAGAGGTTGTCAAAGCCTCCACCTTCCGCCGCTATTGCTTGCATCCCGGCTCAGACCTTACGGGTCAGCCAGAGCAGGTTGTAGCGATTGCCAACGCCGTCTGGACTCCTGCCGCTGTCGCAGCCTACGCCGCCGCTCAAACCCCTAGCCCCACCATCCAATGATCGTACCAGTCAACATTGTCGCAGTGCAGTGCAATCAGAACAACTCGCTGTTCGTCACGACCGGCGTTGATTACGACAGCGATGGCGCGGTTGTGGGCAGTGAGATTACCTCGCAGTACACATTGAACCCCGGTGACGACCTTACTGGCCAGCCAACCGAGGTGGTGAATATCGCCAATGCGCTGTGGACTCCGGCGGTTGTGGAGGCCTACAAAGCGGCTAATCCGGTGGTTGAAGCCGTTCAGCCTACTGAGTAATGGAACCAACCAACAGCACAGCAACCAGCCCAGGGTTAAGCCTAGCGGCGGCAGCAGGTGCTACCGCTGCATCATTCCTGCCAATCCTAACCGATTGGGTGCGACTGGTGACCGCTGTGGTTGGTCTCTTATGCGCCTGTTACGGAGCCTATAAGCTGTTCAAATCCAAATGAAAAACACGAAAACAACTCTCGCTGGCATTGGTGCAATCCTTATCGCTGTTGGCGGCGCCCTACGGGCCGCCTTCGATGCCGATCCCAGCACCAACATCGACATCGCCTCGACCATTGCAGCGGTGACTGCCGGCATCGGCCTTATCATGGCCAAGGATGCCGAGAAGACTCCTGTCGCTCCTCCGGTTTGAACTGGATCTACCAACTCGTGAAGGCTCTCTTGGATTTCCTCCGAGAGACGCCTGCACCAAAAGTGGAAGATGGAAATGCGCCAAAGCCTCTCAAGAACGATTTTGCTGCTCGTGTTGCCAATCTGCCTGGGTTGCCAGCAGACAAAAGTGATCCTCGTTCCTAACGGTGATCCCGTGATGCTAGCAGAGCCCGTCCGCGCCCGCGTCTACGCGTTCGACAAGGACGGCAAGCTCTCCGGGCCCAGTCGGGTTACCCTTCCAGCTGGGTGGTACGTACTGCCGAAAGCCAAATGATTACCTACCGGGGCCAGAAATTTGCCGGGTACAACAAACCGAAGTCTACGCCAGGCGCCCCGAAGAAGTCTGCTGTCTTGGCTAAGGAGGGCGGGCAAGTGAAGCTCGTGCGTTTCGGTGATCCCAAGATGACCATCAAAAAACACATCCCGAAGAACCGTAAAAGTTTTCGTGCCCGGCATGGTTGTGACACACCGGGCACGAAGCTCTCTGCGAAGCACTGGAGTTGCGCGGCCTGGTAGCTCAGTACGCCGACGGCAACTCGTCGATCGCGTCTTCAGCACTCTTAGGAGCTATGCGCGTCGCAGTAGAAGTCCCCTCACCCTGACCGGGTTCCGAGGATCGGACCTTTCCAACCTTCTTCTCCAACTCCGCCACCTTCTGCTGGAGACGGATCACTCGCAGGCGCTCACGGCCGTAGGCCCGAGCACGTAGGGCAACCTGAGCCTGAGCCTTCGTAATGAGGTCAACCTTGTCCTCGTAGCCCATGTCAGCATCAACGCCCTCGCCTTTCAGCGCGATTCGGATCAGCCGATCGCTTTCATCCAGGAGCTTGTTGCCATCATCATCTCCCTCTTCCCTGCCGAACAGCTGCGGGTGACTCTTTTCGTAATCCGAGAACTGCGATTCAAACAGCTCACGCGAACGAGATTGACGTCCTTCCACCTGTTTCGATCGCTCAGCCTCACGCTGCGCTCCCTTTTCCTTCCATTCAGCGATGGACTTATCGCGAGACTGAGTAAGTTCGAGTAACCGACGGCGGTGGGCCATGATCTCGGGCGCAGCTGGCCCGAACGTCTCCTGAGCAATGATCGCGGCCTTGGCGACCGGCACATTCAAGATCGCCATGATATCATGGTGACTGGCGTCGCGCTCAGTGCCATCGGCATCAGTGACGCGGATTCCGTCAATATCGCCTAGGGCGGTCTGCCAGGCTTCGCGCAGAGGGGTCTCGTACTTCTGCTTGTACTCACCGGAACGCGTGTAGTTTAGATACCGCACCTCGGTGTCCAGCTCCTCGGCGTTCTTCCGGATGGAATCCATCTCGGCCTTCAGTGACTTGGTGGCCTCTTCGACTTCCTTCCTAGTGCCTTCAGACCTAGCACGCTCAAGCTCAGAGACCTTGGCCGCGAAATCATCGCGCTCTTTCTTGGTCAAGTCGTACTGCTCGCGGAACTGCTTGATGGACGTGGGCTCAGGCTTGGCGGGCTCAGCCTTAGCAGTCGGCGCTGGTTCATCCTTCTTGGGGGTGAACTTATCGAGGTTGAAAAAATCCTCGTTCTTGGGCTTAGCAAGGTCAGCGGGGGCAGCCGCCTGAACCTCTGGAGCGGATACCGCAGGCGCAGGAGCTACCTCTTGAGGAACCTGCTGGGACGGTGATCCCATTGGGTTGTCCAGCCCGCTGCCTTCGATGGCGTCGATTCCTGCAAAGGCGTCAGCGTAATCCGCCCCGCGATCAGTTGGGGCATCAGGTGATAATAGGATTCTCATTCGAGGTTTTGAGTGGTAGTCGGTTTTTCTTTCCGCATCTCTGCAAGCCCGTTGAGTTCATCAATCAATGCCTTTGCGCCCTGTCTGCGACAGTTTGCATTCCATCCATGTTGAGGATTCTCTGAGGCTGGCAGGTTCCAGCAGAAATTATTGAACGCAACGAGTAGGGCAGCTTGTAAGTCCTGATTATCCAGGAGGCGCTTAAGCTCGTTGAGGCGCTGTTGGTTTTTTTGAAACTCTTGTTTTGGGGTCATTGGTTGAGAATATTGGCCTGAGTCTTAAGATCCATGGCAGCAATGTCTGCGCGAGTCAGAGCGCCTTTACGCTGAGCCTCAGCGATCGTGCTAGCATTCTTGCGCTGCTGATCTTGATCGAACGCGACCTGCTTCTGAGTCCGCTTCTGTTCGGAGTTTGCCGCAGCGATCTGCGACTTGGACTGCGCGGTGATAAGCATCGCCTGAATCTTTGCAGCCGTCTCGGGGTCCATTCCGTTGCCAGCTGCGCCGGCTTCGGCCTGAGCTTGAGCCTGCTCTTGGAGGCGCTGCACGTAGCCCTTGATGTAGTTTGAAGCCTGACTGATGCCGTCGTTGTAGAGCTTGATGTTCTGCTCCTGGCCCGGGTCCTGAGAGATCAACTGGATCTGCTCCTGGATATGCTGTATCACGTTGGCCAATCCCAGCACGCGGTCCATCGTGGTCATGCCGCCACCTTCCTTTTCAATACGACCAATGGCGCCACCAAGCATCTGAAGCAGCGTCTGGATGTACTCGGGGCGATTGAGTGCGCTTGCGATAACGACAGGTTGACCGTCGATAAGCGTGCCCCACGCCAGGGTAGCGCGTTCGACAGCCGGGGAGACCGGCTTGTTGTCGATCGGAGCCAAGCGATTTGCCAGAAGGGGATCATCAGTGTTGGCCTCGACATACATGTGCACAACCTCGGCCTGAGAATCCGGAGCTAGCAGCGGTCGGATAGCCATCAGGCGGTCAGCCTGAGCGATCTCCAGCATCTTGTTGCCAGAACCCATGACGCGCTCGGGCATGATGTCCCACGCGTCGAGGTTGTTCCAGACGGAGGGATCAACTCCGTCCGCCTCGCACTTGCGGCGGAACTGTTTGCAGTCGGGATGGTCGATCGTGCAGAACCGGCGAGCTATCTCGCGGTATTGGAAATTCTGCTGAGTGTAGGCGCGTGTAAGCATTGAGCCCATCAGCGCGTTGGCGTTGTTCACGCGAGCCATAACCTCGGTAGCGGTCAGCTCTTTCGATGATCCGTCATTCACGTCCTGCGTGTAGGCAGCACTCGACTCAGACATGATCTGTCGGTGCATCGCCATAGCGCCGGACAGCATCGGGTAATCGACAACGTGACGCTCAGATTGCGGAACCCAGGAGAGGCCCTCGGGAATCACGCCCATGTTCACCAGGTCGATCTTCTCCATCCGTTCCATGTCACCATCAGCGACATTGCGGAAGAGCCAAAGCATCTGCTCGAAAACGGAGTCGGTGAACTTACAGCGCAGGCGATTCTGGAGGTGGCACACCGCATAAAGCAGGTAGCCAAGGGAACGCACCGAGTGCCAGCGGAACGGCGGAACCACAGCGCCGTCAGCGAACTGGATGTGCATCAGCTCGAAGATATCCCGGCCGTAGCAGCGGTCGCCGGCATTGAAGAGCCATTCGCCAGCGGTCTGCATATTACCGATGCCGCTGTTGTACTGGTCAACGATGATGCGGCGGCGCCAAGAAGGATCGTCGCTGGTCGTGTCTAGGAAGTAGAAATCGTAGCACCGCAGCACCGGAGTCGCATCAGAGCCCCAGTAACCAGAGTTCTCCTTGAAGTCTTCCTCAATCTTTTCAGGGAAGTATTGGCCGGACCAATCATTCACCTGGAGACTCGATGCCTCGCGCTGGATCATCGCGGCCAGCAGCTCGTTCACCAGCTTTAGGTTCCAGCCGGGATCGACGTTCTCACCGCGAGTCATGCGGATTAGGTCCGCAGCTGTGAAGGAGGTGTAGATCGCGAAGTGCGACATATTCTCCATCGTGGTCAGCGTGTTCGTAGGAACCAGAATGTCCTCAGTTCCACGGGCTGACGGGCACCATTCACGGTCACGCAACCAAGTCACCGGACCAATGCCGTGAAGAACCGTCGCGGCAAACTGAGATTCCAGAACCGTGGAATACTTCGGAGACCGCTTCATCACGCGGTTCAACTGCTTCGTGATGATGTTGCCCCACTCAGTGCGCTTATCCCGAGGGCCGGTATCGAGGCCCACAGAAAAGTAATTCTGAGGCTTCAGGAACGCGTTCGTAAACTGCTGGCGTGCCGCATGAATGATGCGCGTACCTTCCAGAAAGTTGACGTTTGTCTGGATCTTGTTGTCGCGAGCCTCCTCTTCGCTGTATGGAGGATTACCGTTAAAGGTAGCGTTAATGCGAGCGCGATTGCGAGAACGAGGCTGTTCAGCCTCTAGCATCGCACTAACAACATTCCAGACTCTACTTGGTTCTTTGAAACTCATATTGATCTCAGATTGCTTTCCGTTCCTGCGAAATCCAGCATTTATCAGGCATTTCACGATCGCCCAGGTAACTCAATGGCACCCAGACCTTGAGCTTCAGGTAGCAGCCGCAGACTTCGCAGGTGCCAGCATTAGACTCACCTTGAAGGATCATAGCCATGTCGTGGCGCAGCTGCTCCTGCTCAATGATAACCTCAGCGACAGTCTTCTCGATCGCGTCTGGCTTCGTTGGTTTGTTGTGTAGGCAGTGCAGACACGTATCAAGACGATGCTGCGCTACTGAGCGATCAACGGGAATACCGCCATCGCCCAGCCATTCCGCAAGAATCCTTACCCCTTGCGCCGTATTTTTAACCCTTTCCACCGCACGAGCGACAGCCTGATACCCTTGGTTGAGCATTGGTTTGAGTGGATTGAGTTGTTGTTTGCTGGGGAAGACGAGCTTTTGTGTAGGCTTCCAAATCACTCACCGCTTTTTCAAATGACGATGGAAGGTGGTTAGCAACCCGGTGCTGCTGGATCAATCGCGCCATCGAATGAAAATCGTAATTCATCGGGTTTGGCGCGGTCCACTGGGTTGCAGGTTCGTAGAACTGCCATCCACCATTTGGAAACGTGTTGTAACTCATGCGGCTTGATTTTTAAAACGGCAGATCATCGGCGTCGAGATCAGGCTTCGGCGCGGCCGGGGCCTGAGCCCTCGGAGCCGGCGTGGCACCTTCATCACGTCCCTTAAGGAACTGGAAGGTTTCGATCATAATCCGCGTGGTAGACCGCTTGTCTCCGGTCTTCTTGTCGTCCCACTCTTCCCGGGTCAGGCGTCCCTCAACCAACAGCGGATGGCCTTTCCTGACGTATTGAGAGATCGTCTCAGCCTGCTTCCCGAACGCCTTACACTCAGCAAAGTACACGTCTTCCTTTTCCTCACCAGCCTCGGTCTTCCAGCGGCGATTCACTGCCATGCTGAGATTACAAACAGCAGTCCCTTTCGGAAGGTACTTGAGTTCTACGTCTCGGGTGAGGTTGCCGATCAGGATGACTTTGTTGAATGATGCCATAAGGTTAGGAATAGGTTAGCGAATGCTCAGTATCCATCGTGCGACGCTTATCTGACAGACGTGTCAGCCACTTTGGTGTCTGTCGCTTGACAATACCAACCCCTTGCCCGCCTGCAATCTCAAATCCCGTTCTGCGAGCCATTTCGAGTGCGACCACAAAAGAGTCCCATAAATCAGGGGATCGACCCATGCGTTCCTTAGTTTTGTGCTTGGGCTCCACGTCGATCAAACCAGTGCGGGAGATTCCCCATTCACGCATCGAGCCTTCCTCGGCGACTTCCCGGGGAAGTTTCCTCAGCTGCTTAGATTCGATCAGCAGGCGCGACGAATACCAAAGGGCCGTGACCATCTTGCCGTAGGCTTCCCGCTCAGTCTTTGGATCACCTTTCCGAACAGGGCGATCTGTCGGGCGACCGCCAAACTCGATCGGCACCACCTCGGGTGACCACAGGCGGGCGAACGCAGACATCAGCGTGCCGCGTCCGGTGGAATCAAATCCCACCTGATTAGGCGGGATGTTGCGTTGCTTACAGTACAGAAGCACGTACTCGGCAATCTGCTCCTCCGCCTGCTGCGCTTTGACGGCCGTCACAGGGATTACGATCGGAGCCTCAGCAAATGCTAGCACGATGCGTCCAGTGCTGTCCGGGCCGTACTGAAGGTCGATCATAACGCATCGGTCACCACCGATGCCTGAGTACGCCGCGTCGATCCCGATGATTCGCGTGATCTTGTCGGCGCCCTGCCACACGATTTCATCGAACGCTTGGTTCTGCTCGCACAGAGACATGGTTACCACGCGTCGGGTACCGCCGTCTCGGGGCAGCAGCCCGAGGTTCATCATCGAGAACTGCAACGAGTCTCGGCCGTAGTAATCCAAGTCCGCCTGAATCTGCTCTGGCGTGATGATGCCTCGGTACGGATTAGTGCCTTTCGGGAACTTTGCGTTCGGCGTGTCGTACCCGCACAGCTGGACAGCAACCCCTCCTGGAGCCCGCGTTCTCCAGGTGCGTGTCTGCTCAAGGTATTCAATGCCTTCCCAGCCACCCATCGTAGAGTGCGGCTCACAGACTACCCCGAGCGCGTCGTTGCGATCCTTGGGATTCCCCATCGCGATCAGCTTGAACTCCGGATTCTTGCGAAGGTTGGCGACTGAATCGAGGAACCCTCGGCTCATAAGAGACGCCTCGTCTGCGATCAGCATCACTCGGTCATTCTTAAGTCCGACGTAGTTCGAGAGACCAACGAACGTACCGCCAACCTTGCACGCCACGCCGATGATTCCGTCGCGGAAGTCCTGCGCCTCGGCGTCTTGGTCAGAACTAGTCAGGATGAACCGGCTCTCAATAACGCGCCCAGGAAGCCATTCCCGGCGGGCCTTAGCCTTGTTGTGCAACTCCTTGATCGAGCCCCAGATTCGCAGCTGGAGACCCTCACGCGTCGTTGACGACATGATGATCGAGGTGCCGGTAGGGTAGATGTAAAACGTGCAGAGCCCGAATGCTGCGGAGGTGTAGGTCTTCCCAGATGATCCCGGGCCCATGATTCCAACCTCTTGATTTTCCGCGAAAGTCTTAATCAGCAGGTCAGACCAGATGTGCCAATCGAAGTGAGGCCAAAGCGCCGTCATGGCTGCTTTAAAGTGATGATATTTCCCGCATCCGTACTTGACGCCGCCGGACATTATGTAGCCGCCGCGACGAACCATTTCGGCTTCGATGAGAAAGCGGTCTTTTGTACGCCACGGTATAGACAGGTAATCTGGGCTTTCATTCATCTTGCGGGAATGCTGCTGCGGCCTTTCAATACGTTCAAGCGTCATGGTCGCAGAAAAAAATCGCATAGTAGATGGCCTCCTCACCGCTGAAGGTGGGGTGGACAGCGGTTTTTCGCCCTCACTCATCCAACCAAACCAGCTAGCATGGGCGGTGAACACGACGGTGCGCGGAGGATTCCCGAAGGCGCGGCCTGGGATTTGGACCAAGCTGCTGACGTTTAACGATCCCGCCGTTCTCTACAACGGAGGTTACTACAACGCTGCGGTGCAATCGGCGTTTAAAGAGGGGTTTTTTCAGGGATGCGGATCTTACACCAACGACAACGGAGACCCCTACATTTACGCTTCAATCGGAGGCAAAGTCTTCCAGATCGACATAGGAAATAATTTCCTAGTCACAGATCAAACTCCGCAAACCAGCACATTTTCCGTAAGCACACGTGGCCGCGTGTCAAATGTTGCGACTTACGTTTGCGGAGCGCCGCATGGGCTATTTCCAGGAATGGTGGTGCGACTTCCGGAACCTGTCGGAGCAAGTTTTTCCGCAGGATTTTTCGGAGACTTCATTGTCCAGACGATTCCCAGCCCAACAACTTTCACGACCTACAGCCCAGGAGTTAATGCCGGACCTCTTCTGGGGCCGAATTTCACCGGATATTTGCTAGCGGCAAATAATCCGAATGCGGATCACGTTTACTTTCAGCAGGCAGAGAACTGGTTAATCATTCAAGACGAGCAGAATGCACCATATCTCTACGACGGAACTTCGTTTAGACGAGCTGCAAGCAATGAGGTTCCCGTTGGAGGCCCGATGGCTTATGGAAAAGGCCGGCTCTGGGTTGCCAATGGATCGGAATACTACGGCGGAGACCTAGTCTACGGCGATCCTGCTTTTGGTCGAGACAGCGTGATTCGATTCACGGAAAACACGTTCATCAATGAAGGCGGCGCATTTGCGGTCTCAAACGGTCCGATTACAGGGCTGGCATTCGCGGCCAACCTGGACACGTCCCTTGGCGACGGCGACCTGCTGGTGTTCACCCCGACCGCCACTTACGCGTTTAACGCGCCTGTGGACCGGGATGTTTGGAAGGATCTCAGTTATCCTATCCAGCGATTTGCACTCCTGAACTTCGGATCGTTTAACCACGAATCCATCGTGCCGGTAAACGGTGATCTATTCTTCCGCGCTCAGGACGGTATTCGCTCGTTGATCTACGCCAGGCGCGACTTTACTGAGCTTGGAAATACTCCGATCAGCCGGCAGGTAACCCGTGCGCTAGCTTACGACACGGATTTTTACCTGACGGCTGCTAGCTCCGTAAACTTTGACAATCGGATGCTGATGACCATTCAGCCTCAGAAAGTCAACAACCGAGGTATCGTACACCGAGGGGTCGTAGTCCTGGACTTTGATCTTGTCTCTGGCATAGGCAGAAAACTCCCGCCGGCATGGGAGGGGGTCTGGACTGGAGTTGATGTATTTCAGATGCTGACAATCCGAATCCAGAAGCAAGAACGCTGCTTCATGTTTGGACTGAATCAAGGGGACATCGGTCTGTTTGAGGTCACGAAGAACGGCCAGTTTGACTTTGATGGGTTCGATGATGTGCCGATCGACTGGACCATTGAGACCCGCTCACTGACGTTTGGTGAACCCACAAACAAGAAGCGCCTTGTTAGCGCCGAGCAGTGGTATGACCAGGTGATGGGCAACATCGAATCCAAGGTCTACTTCAAGGCTAACGAGGGCGAGTGCTGGCAACCATGGGCCGAGATTAAAGACTGCGCCAAGTACCGCAACTGCGAACCGGGCGAGATTTCCTGCCCTCCTGCGGTGATTAACTGCCAAGAGGTAAAATACTACCAGCCGCCAGCCAGATCGCGCATTGCCCTCCCGCAGCCTCCGGACAAGTGTGACGTGCAGACCGGAGGGTTTACTCGTGATGGCTACGAGTTTCAGTTGCGCTACGTGAACACCGGCCGCTTCCGACTCAAGCGCGTGGCGATGGTTGCTCAACGACTCCAAGAGGATATTTACGGCGATCTGAGCCGCGTCGCTTGCCCGTTACTCTCTGAATAGTATGCCTTCTTCAAACCCAGTCGATTACGGCGCCGATCCCTGTGGACTGAGAAACAGCGCGTGGGCGATCAATGAATGCCTATTCGCTGCGCTGCGCTGCGATTTTCCAGTGGGGACATTTCTGCTTGGATCGAGTCCTGGGGCGAAGATTATCGACCGTGTCCGCACCGCAGGCGTTGCGACGTTCAACACGTCCACACCGCACGGGCTAGTGGTCGGCGAGAAGATCACCTTGTACGGGTTTACGGACGCTAGCTTCAACGGTACCGGGCCGTTACAGTTTGGGTTTGAGGTCCTAAGCATACCGACGCCGACGCAATTTACAGTGTCGATGCCGCTGCCAGCATATCCCGATGCCCCCCTGGTAACCGAAGACGGCTGGATCAACCTCATCGGTGGCGGTTACACCTCGTCACTTGTGATGGGATACCCACCGTTGACGGGCGTTATCAACAACATCGCATTCACCGGACAGGGCATCGGTAAGACCACTCTGAAGTTTGCCGACCACACCTCCACGAAAAGAGGGGACACTTTTGGGTTTAACATTCAGATGCTGAAGACCCTTGGAAATTACACAGGGTTTGGAGTTGTAGGGGCACCTGGAGCTTATGCAGGTGCGCCGCTAGACAGCATCAACTGCAAAAACACTATAATTGAAGGAATTACTTTCGACGGAAACTACGCAAATAATTCAGTCGCAGACACTAAGATAATTTCCATTCAACGGACAAACGGTGTAAACACTTACAACACGGCGTATCCACACTTCATTACACCAACTGCAACACCAGCATACACGCCGCCGGTTGTTCCTGCTCCGTACACCAATGTTAGTGCAGTCAATCAGTACATAAGCAACGTAATTACAGTTGGACCAGGAAACGATTCTTCGTTTGTTGGATTTGGTCAGGTTGAAAACATTACCTCGATGTCTTTTCAACGCGATCTCAAGGCTGTAATTATTGGCGCACTTAGGGTAAATTACGGACCATTTAGCTTTATAACACTAACAAAACACCCAGCTTGGAACTTTGGATTTACCGTTGGTGATTCAATCATTGTCACGGGGATTACGGATGCAACATTCAATGGAACTTTTACGGTTGCAGGGTTTGTTTCAGCCAACGAAGTTTACTTTCTTGATACTGCACCAAATCCAACCATTACGCTTCCCGCTCAAAACGGACGCGTCTACTCTCCGACACAATACCCAGATGTCCTACTGACGGCTCAATCAACAGCTGGCGTAAACTCCTCTTACACCGTCGCTGGAATCAACCACGTCGGCGAGAACGCGCTCATTCAGAACAACCAGTTCTACGATTTCGGAGTTGGAATTGCAGATGCCGAGACGTTTATCGTGAAGTCGTTTCTTCCGATGAATGTTTCTGACAACACTCAGGGAGCAAGGGTTCTAAACAACGATTTCAGCTACCAAGGACGCAACTCGATTCAAAGTACATTGTACCCAGGTAGCGCAGAGTCGAACACTCAATGCGTAGTTGGTGGGTTTTCGAGTCTTATTGACCCGATCAATGTGGTTTCTCGTGTTGGTGGCGTTGCGACATACACCTGCGTGATGAAGCACACGTTGAGGGTGGGGGATGTGGTCCCGGTGACGATGACATACGCCTCAGTAGTCCAACGGAATGCTAGCATTGCGACATACACCACAGCTGGAATACACTTCGTCAACACGGGAGACCAGGTCATAATCAGTGGCATCACATTTGATTCTTCGTTTAACGGAACATGGGTGGTCGCGTCGATTATCGACGATTTTAACTTCACCGTTGCTCAAGTTCTCCCGAACGTGCCCGCTACAGTCGTTGGCAGCGTGTTTTACAAACCACCTGTCTACGCAAAATCGACGGTGATTTCATTACTGGATGACAACCGATTCACTGTTGCCGCACCTGGTCCGGACATACTCCCCGGCCTCTACCTCGACGGCCAGGTAACCATGCTCCGAAGTCAGCGCATTTTTGCTACAGGATGCGAGTTCAAATACAACCGGGTTCAGGGTGGCCCTAATCCAGTTGACCAGCAGAGCCCGGTTACTGCTATCACAGTTCGTGAAGCCAACGGTGCGGATATCAGCTACAACAATTTCGACGGGTTCCGTGGCACCTGCTTCTACGTCGATTCCTACCAGCACAAGGGAACCCACATCCATCACAACTCAGCGCTGAACATATCAGCGTTTATCGCCTTGGTTGTGCAGGATTGGTTTACATTGATTTCAGGGGTGCCCAGCGTCACAAACCCTGAGGCTTACTCAACCTTGATCTCAGGGCATAAGGATATGTTGATCGAGAACAACGATGTTCTCCTGACAGGACCGGGATCATGGTTCTACCAGACCGCGTACACCCCCTTGGACGCCGTTTTCCTGGTCAACAACCACGATGTCAACAAGTCCACCTGGTACTATCCGACGGACTACCAGATACCGATTAGACCAAAGGCTCCGCCGGCCCCATTTCCGACAGGGGCGTCAAGAGACGCAGCTGGTATATCGACGTTCACCACGGTTTCCCCGCATGAACTTCAGGTAGGAATGGAAATTTCGATGGTTAGCGTGGCGGACGGCACGTTTAACGGCGTGTTTACCGTCCTTTCAACGCCTTCGACCACGCAGTTTACGGTTAACAACCCGGTGGGTCCGCTTCCAAATACGCCAGTTACGTCAGGAAGCGGATTCCTCGGCATCAACAGCCCGATCAACTTCCCGTGGGAAATCAAACCCATCGGATTCCAGCGCACCGCCGGAGTGGCCACGTACACGACGAACAAGGCGCACCAAATACTCCTTGGATACCACGTGACCGTTGAAGGGCTTAGTAACGCTTCGTTCAACGACCAGGTGATCGTAACCGGAACCCCGACGACCACGACGTTTACCTGCGCGAGTCCTGGCCCAGACGTAGCGTTCACCTCCTCAATCGGCAACTTCTTCCGGTACGTCGATAACATCCAGATTGGATGCAACAACGTCCGAAGGCTCAGCGGACAAGGGTTGGTACGCAATAACGGAGGCCAGTTCGGCAACGCATTTCTCACAGGGCGCCCGAACCGCTGTGTTGCGCCTCTTGAGCAGTTTTTCTATTTCGATTGTCCCGAGGGCTGTTTGGCGCTTGAATGCGACCCAGGCCCGTGTAAGCCAAACGACTACCTTTACCGCATCTAACCATGCCAACCATTGACATTTCCGCTGGCACACTGCCGCCACCAACCTGCTACGCCTCGGAACAGGATCGGCTTGACGCCTACGCCGCCGCGTTGATTGGTAACCTGAACACTGGAGCGGAGTGGGCAAGCTCTCAGACCGTGCCCGGGAACACTGGACTCTACTGGCTTCGCACCGACATCAGTAATCGCCCAGTTGAGGTGTTGAAGTTTTCGTCGGCGGCCGGAGATGCTCAGTTTATTCGACTGTCGAGTGAAGTGGTGTTTGCTGGCACCTCTACCGGCGCCGCTGGAGTTTACGCAGTCATAAACTCGCCGCCATATCCAAGCCCAGCGTCAGCCTATCGGACCGGCCAGATTTACACCTTCCTTGCGAATCACACCAACACTGCCGGCTGTACGTTGAACGTCGATGGTCAGGGGGCTAAGACGATCACGAAGGATGGCACAGCGGCGCTGTCGGCGAATGACATCCTGACTGGGCAGGTGGTTTCAGTGCTGTACGACGGCGTGAATTTCCAGCTGCTTACACAGAAGCGGGATTTGACGCGGCTGAGTTTGAAGCAGTTTTTGACGTATGCGTCGGCTGGAGTTGCGCTTACATCTTTTGCTAGCGACGTGCTTGTCCCTTTCTCGCACGGATTTATAAATCCAACCAGCGGCGCTCCATTAATGCCGTTTATGGTACGCGTTGTACTAGTAAGAACCGCAGCTGGGTCTGTTGTATTTAATGGAGTAAGCGGTGTAACAACTTACACTTGGTACAGCGGACAAGAAGTTGATTGCTTGCATTTTGTAAGCTCAGGAACTGCTCCGTATGAAAAACTTCCGTCATTCAGGTATGTCTGCGACTTCACGAATGTTTGGGTTTCGCTTAATCTTTTAGGAGTGATTTCAATTCCGTTCTTCAATCCAGGTCTTGTCGCTGCGGATTACCAAGTAAAAGTCTACGCCACAGCACTAAACCCGGCTTACGTCCCATGAGAAAAACCCTCGCCCAAGCCAAGAACTCCACGATCCCGCAGGCAGTCGGTCTGGCCACCTGCGACGAGCGTTTCGTCCAGCTGCTCAACGAGGCTCAGGCTCGTTTGGCGGACATGGGCAAGTGGTGGGGTACGTACAAAAAGCTGCGCGTCTGCGTCACCGCTGGCTGCATCACCTGGCCTCGCGAGGTCAAGACGATCGAGGCGATGAACCTCTGCGGCTACAACATCCCCATCCAGAACCAGTGGTACGAGTTCCAGACGGACACCCGGGCACCACGCACCGGATGCGGCCGGGAAGGATGCGAGCAAGACCAGCTGCTGGATCGTGGCATGGTGACGCAGTTTCGGGATTTCACAGGCGCGTCTAAGATCCGCATCTACCCGCAGCTAGCAGCTGATGCAGGCAAGCGCGTGCTACTTCAGGGTTTGAATGCTGCCACCAACCAGCCGATCCGGACCTTAGATGCGGTAACTGGAGAATACGTCTGGGGTGAGTACGTGACGCTGCCCAACCCATCGGTGGTCGCATACGTCGAAACATCTGCAATAAACATCTTTAAGATGCCAGGTCTGACTGGCGCCCAGAAGCCGTTGACCCAAGGGAGTCTAACGATCAACGCGGTTAACACGACGACCGGCGTACAGACCCAGATCGCCATCTGGGGCCCGAGCGAGCAGAACCCTGAGTACCGTCGCACCTACCTTGTCGGTATGCCCGAGGTGTGCGGTGGCGCCAACTCGTGCAGCGCCACCCAGGACAACTGCTGCATCGACAACGGAGACGGCTGCGTGCCAGCAGACGAGACTTGCACCAACACGGTCGTGGAAGCGATCGTTCGTCTGGACTTCATACCGGCGATCGTTGATTCAGACTGGCTGTTTATCGGGAACCTCCAGGCGATCAAGCACATGATGAAAGCGATCCAGAAGGAAGACCGAAATCAGTACACCGAGGCCGAGCGCGAGATCCAGCTAGCACTGCGGTCGCTTCGGAATGAGCTTGAGGCGTACAGCCCCAATGAGCGCAGCGTAATTAACGTGCAGCCGTTCGGGTCCGCGAAGATTCAATTTCGGTTCGGTGGATTCATCTGATGACTCTGATGACTGAGGAGCTTCCAGTAGCCGTGCAGCCTGTCACGTGGCTCGACATCCTGACGGATGAGACCATCACGTTCGACGATCGTTTGGACAGATGGGAAGCGTTCGTGGCGAATCTTCCGCAGCAGGAATGTCCGCTGAAGCACACGTTCCCAGAGGGGATGTACGTGCGTGAAATCTTTATGCCGGCTGGGTCAATCGTAACCAGTCGCATCCATAAGTTCGACAACCCGTTCTTCATCACCAAAGGCAGGGTCACAGTCATCAGCGAGAACGAAGGTCTAGTTACCTACGTAGCGCCGTATTCTGGCATCACGAAGCCAGGAACCCGCCGTGTGCTGTTTATCCATGAAGATACCACTTGGACGACGGTCCACTTAAACCCCAGCAATAAGACGGATCACGAAGACATCCTGAACGACATTGCGTCCGTGAGGGAAAATCAATACTTACTATGTCAATATTCGCATCAGCAGTTGGGCCAGTAATCGCAGGCGGAATTGTGTCGGCAGGGATTGGTGCCGGTATGTCGGCATCGTCTGCTAGCGCCTCGCGCCGGCAGGCCCGTGACGCCGCTAACCTCCCGGGAATCAACATTGGCTCCGTGATGGGAGAATCCTCCCTAAACGCGCCTCGTGCCCGTGAGATGGAGGCTGAGCGAAATGCGATTAGTCGTGCCCAGCTTCTGGAGTCACTCGGCATTCAGATTCCCGGTTATCAGGAAGGCCAAGCTCAGCGCACGCAGAACGCGATGGCGTTACTTCGTGGCGAGCTGCCCCCTGACGTGCTAGCTCAGGTTCAGCGCAAGGCCGCTGCTCAAGCTGTTCAAGGAGGTTACGCAGGAAGCGGAGCTGGAAGGAATCTCGTGGCGCGAGACATCGGCAGGAGCAGCTTGGATATGGCAAACCTTGGCGCTCAACAATTCGCCAACATCATCGGAACCACACCAATGGCACCGCTAGCCAACTACGAGTTTACCCCGCAACAGATAGCGGCCCTACGAGGCGGTGAGCGTGGCGCCCAGCAACAGGCGCTGCTTGGTGTTGCCGGTATGCCAAGCGGAACTGGTGTCGCGGGTCAGGCGTTGGGATCGCTTGGATCAGGGTTGACTAACCTTGGATTCGCGCAGCTGGGGGCGCAAACTCGCGCTGCCGGCAGCGGAGGTGGTGATTGGAATTATTCAACTGGAATGCCGACAGGTTACGGTCGCCAAGGACTAAGCTAAAATTTTATGGCAAACCCCTTCTCAGGACTCGAAAACATCGGGCAATCGTACCTCGCAGGACTCCAGCTGGCGAATCAACGCCAGGCCAGGGAGGAAGCAACAGCGCAGCGTGCTGAAGAGACGCGGATGCGCGGGCAGTATTATACCCAGATGGGCGCCGACCGGGAGGCTGCCTTAAAGGAACGTATTCAGGCGCGACTTGATGCGGCAGCTAGCCAGTTTGGTCAGGATTTAATTTTGAATTCTCAAGGTTTACCCGACTACGCAGGATCTGCTTTAAAGCGCGATCGCCGTCTTCAATCCGATACGCTAGCAGCCGCCGAGGGTGAAATCGCTGCAATGTACGGAACCCAGCCGCCGTTATCTCCGGAAGTTATCGGAAGCCCAGCATACCAAGCTGGACGCCTACGAGGTACAGCGCGAACGATGGCTGACAAAAGAGCCGAGAACGTGGCCATGATTCGGCGGGGGTTTATGCCGGTTGATGCGGAACTTCCAGATGAAGTAAACCGTCAGATCGAAGACATTTCCACGTCAGATATATTCGACGGAGGTGAAGCGCCGATAACTGCGGCTCCTATGGGAGCTGGTGCTCCGGCTGGCAGTGGTCAACGCATCACAATCAATGGCCGTCAGTACATGGTTCCGGCTGCAAGGGCGGTAAAAGAGCCGCCTCTTGGATATGAGGAAATAGAGACTCCTGGTGGAGGGAAAGTTCGCATGAATTTGACCCCTGAGCGAGTCAGGCAACTTACGGCTGCAAGGCTTGCATCTGCTGATAAAGAGCCAGGAATCTTTGACGACATTGACGCCGCTGAGAAGCAACTGCAAACGATGCAGGATAAAGGCACCGAAGAATTTAACCTTGAACGAGACAAACAAGGAAACCTAAGGGTTGTTGAAGATCAGACATTTTCGATTGGAAAATCTCCTGAGCAGATTCAAGCGGACCTTAATTTAGAGCGCGAAAAACGAGCAACTCGTCGAGGCATTAAAACTACAGGTCTAGGTACAGGGGCGCCTATGCCTCAAGGCAAAAATCGCGTGATGGATGTTCGGTCTATTGCAGGGCTTCCCCCTATCGGACGCGGTAGAACCAATGCTCCAGCAGCGGCTCCAGCTCAAGTAAGGCTTCCGGTTGATTCGCTTGCGCCAGCCAGCTCAACGTCAAGTGAGTCGCTTTCAGAGCTTGACCCAGAAGAGCTTCGCCAAGCCATGCTTGAAGCTCAGGCCAACGGTATGGATCCCGCAGTTCTTGGGCTTCAATTACGCCAAGCACTTAACCAGTCAGGCGTTCCAACAGCAGCTGGAACGAACTCCTATCCATTGGGATTGTCTCAGGAGCAATTTGACGCAATCCTGCGAATGCCGCGTGGTCGTGCGCCCGTGGAACTTTAACCTACTATGGCAATCGAGATCGACTTTGGACGCGAACTAGGCCGGTTAGCGTTCCCGGATGACATTACGGATGAGCAGGCTCAGTCCTACGTTCGTGAGAATTACCAGGCGATCCGACAGGGACTTCTTAGTCAGCGGCAGGAAGAGCTAGCAGCTGAGACGGAATCACAGGAGGCCGCAAAGTACCGTGCTGGTGATTACGGTACGCTTGAAACGATTGGAGGCGTGGTTTCAGAGCTGCCTAAGGCCATCACTGAAGGCTTTGGCGGAGCCATGAAAGGCGCGGAACGAGCTATCGCATTCTTCCCTCCTCCGAATGTCAATCCATACACAGGTCGCCCGATCCAACAAACGGTTGAGCCTTCTGGTCCAGGTGCTCTTTCAAAAGCCGGTCAATCCGTTCAAGAATTTGGGCGCGAGACGTTCCCTTCGCTACCTGGAGTTCAAGAAAGTATCCCAGCTCAAATTGCTGGCGGCGTTGGAAGCACGCTGTCTGTACTTCCAGGTGCGCTTTTAGCAGGTCCCGTTGGAGCAGGCGCTCTCTACGGATTGTCCGCAGGTGAAGCTGGAGCTGAAGATGCCCGCAGAGTTATTAACCGGCGCATTGCTGAACGACTTGCAGCTGGTGACTCGCAAGGAGCTGAGGATCTTCAAGCGCAGGCGTCGCAGCTGGAATCTCAATCGTTCCTTCTAAACGCTGCCATCGGCGGTGTGTCGGAGGGTGTGCTTGGCGTGGCAGGAAAAATCCGTTTTGGAAAATCCAACATCGGTGGCGTTGGGGCTCGCCTCGCTGAAAGGCTGATTCCGAAGGCTGCTAGCTTGCGGACTCAGAACATGATTCGTGGCGGCGTAGAGGGCGTCGTGACAGAAGGTCTTCAGGAATCATTGGAGCAGTCCATGGGCAACATGGCCGCCAAGGTTACTTACGAACCTGAGCGCGGTATCATGGACGGTGTGGCGCAGGCTGGATTTATTGGCGCTGCGACCGGCGGACTTGTTGGTGGCGCCATTGGATCTAAGCGGAATCCGAATCTTGCAACTGCAAACGCAATCGCTGAGGCCACGGGCGCAGATCCTGCCAACCCGCTTCCGCGTTCAACAGCGACTGTTTCTGGTCTACAAGACGGACCGCAACCCACCGGACCGATCGACATCGAGCCCGAGATTACGCCGGAGGATGTCCTGCGAATGTCTCAGGAAGCTGGGATTCCCATGCCGGCCGAAGAGGTGGCTCCTGTGCCCGCCCCAGTGGTTACCCCAGTGGTTACCCCGGTGGTTACCCCGGTGGTTGCACCTGCACCAGAACCGCAGGCTGTTGTAACTCCCGCGCCCGCCCCCGCCGCAACTGTCGATGCCGAAACCGGCTTAGCCCCCGACGAGCAGGATGAACTCGACCAGTTACTCACGGCCGAAGATGCCGGCCTGCTGAGCGAAGAGGGTGCTATCACTCTTGCAGGTTACCGCGCCCGATTGGGTGGGGTTGAGCCTGCTGCAATACAAACTCAACCTACCATATCCAGTGCCGTTCAAGAACAAGGCCCAAATGAAGGCGTGCTACGCGCAGAAGAGCAGCAACCCCCAATCGAAGTGGGACTGCGACAAGTGGATCAAGGAGGGCGGCCTGCCGAAAGCAGCGGGGCCGAAGTCCAAGTCACCCCGCAAGAAGTACGGCAAGTAAAGGCACGGGTAGCACCCGCTCCGGTGGTCGAGGTCACCACATCCACGAAGCTCCCCAAGAATCTTGCCGGTGCCAAGCCGCGCTACAGCTTCGCGCTAGATACCTACGTTCCGACATTTGACAGCGATTTTGATCTAGCTGCGTACATTGTGACGCAGCCGAAACCGTCTAAGAACGACGCGGATTACTTGAACTGGGCAGTTGAGGCATCTGGAATGACTCCAGAGGAAGTGCGTAAACACGGCCTTCAGGTTCGCGCCCAAATCAAACAGCTATCAAGGCAGACGAAGGGTGGAACTTCACAGAAGCCGGCGGTACTGACTGTGCCAGCGGTGACGATTGCAATGCCGGAGGTAAAGGCTACGGCGACTCCAGTGTCGGCGCCGGTTGCTGCCCCGGTAACCCCTGCCCCTACTCCAGTAGCGCCTACTCCGACTCCCGCCCCCGAGTACACTCCAGCACGAATAAACAGCCTACTCCGGAAGCTCAAGGCCAAGGCCACAGCTGTCGGCAAAGGGTTGTATGAGATCAAAAAGCTGGCCCCAGGACAGAGGTTGGTTCTCCGCACCCGCTTTGGAGGACTTCAGGAAACCGACCAATTTCTACTGCAAGAGAAATCGCAGGTTACAGGATATCCTTCAGACGAAGGGTTTATACTGCGCGACAAGCAGGAGGCCGTGGCTGGCGAAACGCCGAGGCCTGCGCCTAAGCCCGCTCCTATTGGTCCCAAGCCCGATGATGAACTCACCGAGCAGCAATACTACGACGCACGGGTCAAAGAAATTGCCCGGGACAACAAAGCTACCCAAGCCGAGGTACGCGAACAGTTTTCACGTGAAGACTCGAATCTCGAACATTGGCAGGCGATTCGGAATGCTGCTGAGTCTGGAAAGCAACTAAAGGTCGAAACGCTAAATCGACTGCCGGAAGCGCGGATTGAATTTCTTCGTAAGCAGTACCCTCAGTCTGTGCCGCAGGGATACATGGCGCCAGCAGTCAGTAAATCGGTCGCGGAAAAGCAGGCTGAAATGCGGGCGGCAAAACGTGGCGTTCGTCTTGCGCCTGCACCTGCAATCTCGGAGGAAGTTGAACTCAACGAGCTTCGTATCTCCAAGCAGCAGCGCGGCCGTTTGGGTCGCCTTACTGAAGAGAGGCTTCAGGAATTAGAGAAGAAGCTAGCACCTGCACCCGCCGAACCTGCCGAACCCACCGAAGCCGAACTGCAAGCAGCAGAGGAAGCCCGCCTGGCTCAAGCTGAGCAAGATATCGACGCCGGCCCCATTGGCCAAGCTAAGCAGAAGTTGGAGGATGAAGGCTCCGACATGACTAAGCGCCAGGTTAAAGCCATGGCGCGTAAACTGGAGGCTAGCGGCGTCATTGATGACTCTGAGTTGGATGATGAAGGCCGTGACACCGGAGTGGATGAGCTTGTCGGTCAGCTGCTAGAACGCGTTGAGGAGGCCCGTGATACGGCGATTCAAGAGCGGGAACAGGAGTTGGCTGAGGAGGCGAGGGTTGAAAAGGTGGCGCCGAAGGTAGCGCCTGTTGCTGCACCCACTCCAGCTGCGGCCGCACCTACCAAGAAAGCCGCCAAAGATCCCGCGACCATGACGGCTAGCGAGATCAACAAAGAGTTGGATCGCTTGGGAACCGAAAGCTCTGCTGTAACGCAGGAGCTTATCGACACAGGCCGTGGATCTGAGTTGTCCAGCGAGACACTCAAGAAAACTGATCCGCTGTCACTTCGCGCATTAGCAAACAACAAACGCCAGTTAGACCTTCTTCGCGAGATTTCATCGAGAGCCGGCCCAAACATAAGTCGTTTGCCGGCAGGTCAGAAGGGATTTGGGCCGAGAAAAACAGCCGCACAATCCGCCATCGACGCCATTGACAAGGTCAGCAAAGGCTTGTCAGAAAATTCGTACTCCGATCCGTTGTTTTTGACCCCGCTGGCAAAGCTAGCACTGCAAATTGCCAAGGGCCTAATTCAGGTTGGTGTTGCGGTTGATAAAGCAATTCGCCAAGCCATCGCGCAGGCTAGACAGCAGTTTCCGAATGATCCTACCGACGACATCCAGTTGGCTGATCGACTGATTCGAGATGCGGAGTATACCGCAGCTGTTGCAGCCGGTGACATGGAGACAGCGCAGCGGATGGTTGATGAGGCTGCGGTAAAGGCGGGGTACAAAACCAAAGGATTTCACCGCACACCGAAAGCGTTCACCAAGTTCATTCCTGGAGGACCTAAAGCTGAGGCTCAATTCTGGACCACAAAAGCAGGGGAATTTAGAACTTTGTTTGGTCAGTCAGGAAGAGCCATTTGGTTTGGATCGTCTCCAGAGAATCTTCCTGCATACCACAACGAGCCAAGTGGAAAAGGCGTTGTGCTTGAGGTGTATCTGAAGAACCCATCACCACTGCAAATTGATGATGACACCAGAGCTTGGGGTCGAGACATCTACGCAGATGGGTCAAAGCAATTTCCACTTCTGCTGTCCGATGAACACATTCAGAGCATCAGGAAGGACGGCTACACTGGCATAGAATATTGGAATAACGGCAAGACTGCTGACAAGTCTGCGCCAGATGAGATGGTGGTATTTGACGCCAACCAAATCAAATCCGCCGATCCCGTCACTCGCGACGATGAGGGTAACGTCGTTCCGTTGAGCCAGCGTTTCCAAGCTAGCACGGCTGACATTCGCGGAGCATCTGGTTTAAACCGTGGAATCGGAAAGCGGCTGTCCGATTGGGCTAGGAATGATACCGACGAAGCTACTCGCCGGGTGCGATTTACGAATCCATCGACTGGAGAACGAGCGACTTTTGGAGATGTTATCTCCGATCTGCAATCAATCTCGGATGAGGCTGCTCCAGAATACGTTCGATGGCTGCAAAGCATTCCGAACAAATCTACTGCGACTGCTGACATTGTCTCCGATATTACCTTTATTTCCCGATTGGATGCTGAGGCTGAGCGCAATCAACGCCCCGACTCCGTCGAAGCCATCCTCCAAAAGGTAATCGCCGCTACCGATCCCAAGGGCAAGGTATTCGAGGCCATAACCGGATTGTCGAACTTCGTGGTTTATCAAGCCTCGAAGATCGCGCTCCGGATCTACCAGGCTACCAAGTCCTGGGTCGCAGCACGCAATGCTGGTATGGACTACATCAAGTCCCACGTCCAGCTGAGCAACGAAGCGGAGACTGCCGCTAACTTCGAGGAGTACATCAAGGCTTTCCCGAACCAGGAGATTCCTGCTGGGGCTCCTGGCCGGCCTCAGCCTCCGTCTCCAGCCGAGCGCGTTGAATCACGAGGCATCTTCCGTGGTGATGTAGCCCGAGACACCGATGAAAACTGGCAGTCCGAAGCCCGCAAGTGGGTAGACTTCTACAAGGGAAACCTTGAGCAGGCGTTTCAGGGTTTCATGGGTCGCGACATTGATAAGTCGTTGCGGGAATACATTGGCGGAGAGTTGCTTCAACAGTCTGAGCTTGAGGTTGCCCGTGCCAAGAATCCGATTGACCTACTGCGGGCGCTGAATCTTCAAACACGCATCGCGAACGCGTTGGTTCAAGCGGGTTCTGACTTCGGTAAGCAAGGCCGCGCTCGCCAGCTGACGTTCGCTCGTTATGCGTGGATGGTTCCGCAGCTGGTGTATCGCCGACTGGTAAACGAACGGCAGAAGCAAAAGATCCCGTTCCCCGAGATCGTTGCCCAGCAGGTGCGTAAATGGCTTGTCGAGTCCGGCCAGCAGGCGATCGACCAAGTCAAAGAAGCTATGAAGCAGGCGGACAACGTGTTTGCCCGCGAGTTTAAGAAGATCAAGCAGGTCCCCGGTCAACCTAAAGGTCCCCCCATCGAGATCAAGTGGCGTGATATCCTAACCAAGTCCTTGGAAACCCAGGGCTCCGTGCGTCAGAAGATGCTTCAGGTTATCCTAGCCGATCCCAAGCTGCGTAACCTCAGTCCTGCTGGCATCGCTGAGATCACGAATCTCCTGACCAATGCTTGGGAAAAGAAGCGCGATCAGATTTTCAGATCCGAGTTCTCCAAGAAAGTTCCGCTGCCGACGATCAAGCCGGATGCTCGCGAGAAACTCTTTCGCTCTCTGCCTCGCATCCTGAAGTACGCCAACATCGCCAGGGCTACAGCTGGAGATCAAATTACGACTGATGGCCCCGACACATTCCTTCTGTGGGATCAGGCTTTCCGAGATGCAGTGGCGCCAGAGTTTGGTGTGGCCGAGATCAACGGCCTTACCGCTCGCAAGCTCACCGAGCTAGCACAGCGGGCACAAGCCGCTCAGGGCGTTAATCGAAACCAGATTATCCAGGAGATGTTCCGCCTTATGGCCCGGGACGGCGGCGTGCGGTTCTCGGATGTCCTGAGGGATTACTGGTACGCGGCGGTTCTGTCGGGAACTCGAACCCAGCTGGACAACGCGCTCAACATCCTCAACGGCGCACTGAACACGGTTATGCTTGCGGGCATGGCCGGTAAAGAAGCCGGGCTGGTTACCAAGTCTGCACTCAAAGGGCTCAACGAAGGTCTCCGAGACTTCTGGCCAATGCTCTGGCGCGGCGAGCTTTACCGCTCAGTGAACTTCAATCCAGACCAGCCCGGCAACGCACTCGAAGGTCTCGGAGAATCTCGCAACCTGTTTGCCAAGGGAATCAGTCAAGCCAAGTACGTGAGCCGGCTGATGCTGGCGCTAGATCACGTTACCGCCATGATGTCTGACGGAGCCGCGAAGGCTTACGCGCTCAACAAGGAGGTCGGATCCGAAGAAGCACGCAACCTGATGCTTCCAGAGGCGGACATAGTGAAGGCCGCCCGCGATCGCGCCATCGCTGAAGGCACCCGCCCTGACCTAGTCAACAAGCGCACCCGTGAGATTCTCCAGGAGAGCTTCCCGGTCGATGTCTTGATGACCTCTAAGGATATCCGCGAGGCCGTGACGTTTACCGAGGTTCCGCAGGGTGTGATGGGTTCGCTTTACGAAGGACTAAACGCCGCTTCACGTAAGTTCCCGGCACTGAAGTTCCTGACTGGAACCAACTTTGTTCGCTTTGCCGCCAACTACACCAACGAGCTTCTTAACTACGCGGCTCCGATTGCGGTCTATCGTTGGGTTCAATCCGCACCTGGCAAGTCTGACCAGCCCGGCGGGCTTCAGTTTACACCGGCCCGACGTGACCTGCTGCTAGCAAAGGCTTCACTAGGTACGGCGTTGGGCGCAACGGCAGCCGCACTGTTCCTCGGTGACGATGACAAGGAAGAGGATCGTGACATCGACATCACTGGATCGTTTAAGTCCCTCGATCCAAACAAGCGAAAGCAGCTGCTATCAGAAGGCCGACAACCCTATTCGATCCGCGTTGGCGACACCTACGTTTCCTACCGTCAGCTAGGATTCGGAGGTTTGCTTGGCGCCATCGGTGAACTTCGTGATCGCCAGCTGTTTGAACCAGAAAAATGGAATGAGGAGGGCATTATCGCCAAGGTTCAAGATGCAGCCACGGCCGGCCTGTTCATCGTGAAGGACTCATCTGCGATCTCTGGTCTCACGGAGTTCTTAGGATTCGCTAACGCCTACAAGTACGACACCAACGAGGTTATCGAGAAATCAATGCCGCGTTACTTGGCACGGCTTGGTGGGTCGTTCGTTCCCAACATCCTCAAGGAAGTCGATGCTTGGTCTGACCCGTCGATCTTTAAGGCTGAACCCGGTGGTCTTGGTCACGAATACTTCCTTCAGCAGGTGCCGTATGCCCGTCGCGAGATTGGGCCAGGTCCGATCCTGAACGTCCTTGGTGAGCCAGTGCGCGTCGAGCGTTACCCGTACAGCCGCTGGATTACTCAGCGTTCAGAAGACCCCGCCTGGAATACCCTCGGCCAGCTCGCAAGCAAAGGCGTCTTTATGCCGGTGCCGGCAATCACGGTCAAGGTCAACGAAAACGGCACGCGTCGAGAACTCACACGCGAAGAGAAATACGCCTACCAGCAGGCCGTTGGTCAGGGCTACCGCAAGTTTATCGAGCAGAATCGGGAGCGGCTGCTAGCTCTTCCGCCTGCCCAGGCATCCGACTTCATCGACAAGAATGCAGATCGCATTCGTCGAAATGCCCGAACAAATCTGAAAAATTCGTTCTGAAATTGCTGGACACTTGACGCCACTTGCCATACGTTGACTGACGTATGAGCAACCTACAAGTCGCAACACAGCAAGCACAACCTCTCAGCGCCTTCTCTTCGGAGAACGCGTTCGTTTCAGTCCAACGCATGGCCAAGGCCCTTGCGTCCAGCACCCTCGTTCCCGACGCCTACCGGGGCGAGGCTAACCTCGGGAACTGCATCATCGCGTTGGAACTCAGCCAGCGCATTGGCGCCTCAGTCATGGCTGTCATGCAGTCCATGGTTCCTATCCACGGCAAGCCCACGTGGTCTGCTAGCTTCCTGATCGCCACCGTCAACAGCTGCGGCCGCTTCTCTCCGATGCGTTTCCGCTGGGTTGGAAAAGAGGGGACAGATGAGTGGGGCTGCCGCGCCTTCGCAGTCGAGCGCGACTCCAACCTGGAACTCGTTGGCGCCCTCGTAAACATCAACATGGCAAAGGTCGAGGGTTGGTACGGCAAGTCTGGCTCTAAGTGGAAGACTATGCCGGAACAGATGCTCCAGTACCGGGCCGGCGCCTTCTGGTGCCGCACCTACGCGCCCGAGATCGCACTGGGTATGCACACCTCGGAAGAGGTCCAGGACACCCCTGCGGCCCAGCAGGTGGTCCAGTCGGTCACCGTGAGTTCATCCATCATGGACGTGACACCGACGCCTCCTGCGCCTGTTGAGCCCAAGCCGCGCAAGAAGAAGGAGGCCGAGGCTATCGCAATCGTGGAGCCGCCCGCTCCCGCCGCTCCTGAACCCGCACCGGAGATCGTTGAGACCGCACCCGCCCCGGTCGCACCCGTTCCCGCACCGGAGCCTGAGCTTGAAACAGTCGAAGGGACGCTAGCATCCGCTGGGATCACCTACGAGCAGCTGGTGAAGCTCGTTGAGGATCTTAAGTGGTGGGAAAGCCCCGAAGACTATCCCACGGTGGCAGACCTTCCTCCTGATATCTGCAACTGGATCATCCGGAACAAGCGGGGTATCGGCCGTGCAGTGCTGAAGGCGGGAGGTGCGCTGTGAAGGTAGTCCACCCCATCGACGTAAACACCTACCGCAGTCACCCGGCGATCAACATCTCCAGCCTCAAGGCGTTCAGTCGGTCACCAGCGCACGCTATGATTGGCTTCGAGGAAGAGCGCGAGCCGTCCGAGGCCATGGCTATCGGCTCCCTGCTGGATCACAAGGTCCTCGGGACGCCGTACCTCTGGACCACATCTCCCTACGACGATTTCAGAACCAAGGAAGCACGCGCCTGGCGAGAGGACCAGGAGTACCGCCGGGTCACAGTGTTTAAGCAGGACGCGATCGAGACTGTCGAGCGCATGGTTAAGTCCGTCCGTGAACACCCGGTCGCCGGACGCCTACTGGCCGAGCCGGGTAAGGCCCAGGTTGGGATGTTTGGCGAGTTCGAGTCCTGTGAACGCAAAGGCTTGATCGACTGGTTGCCCAACACGACCCCGGTAATCGTGGACCTGAAGAAATGCCGCGATGCTAGCAAGGCTGGGTTCCGCCGGCAGATCGGCCAGCTGCGCTACGACGTGCAGGCGGCGTACTACCGGGACCTCTACCGGGATATCACTGGCGAGACCCGCGCATGGCAGTGGATTTGCGTCGAAGACCAGGCGCCCTACGCGGTCGCTGTTTACCAGATGGACACCGAATCCTTGGACAAGGGTTCAGCCACATGGCAGTCGTGGATTCGCCAGTGGATGGTCTGCGAGGACACCGACAGCTGGCCGGGTTACAACGGCGACTCCATTCAAATCATTCAATCACCCACCTGGATTCTCAAAGATGAAACTCTCCCGTGAAGCTATTGAACGCCTGATGGGTCCACAGCCCACGATCACCAAAACCGTTAAAGTCGAGAAAACTAAGGAAGGTTGGAGCCCGATGACCGAGAAAGAGAAGGCGGCCATCGAGCGGTTCGTAAAAGACAACCCAACATTTTCCTACAAAGAACTGTCCAAGAAGTTCGGCCGCGCTCCGAGCGTGATCTGTGGTCTGTGTAAAAAAGCTGGATTGAAGATTCAAAAGAAACGCCCATGAACTCACTCATCCAAAACGCAGTGGCCCGTGGATGGATTAGCTTCCCTCACCCAGCTGCGGTGACGGCACATCCAGACGTGGTGCGGGCACAAATCAACTCGCCGAACTACAATGCCCAACGCGCCTGGAAACTGTGGAACGAAGGCCAGAGCTTGGCCTACGTGGCGAAGGCTGTCGGCGTAAAGAAGCGGTGCGTGATGGCAATTATTGAAGAGGGGAAATCGAAAGCGAAGGAGGAGAAATGAGCGAACCAATCAACGACGGAGGACCAGCGTTTCCGTGCATCTATTACAGCGATCCAATCGGAAGCATTGGTCCGCAACTTACTATCAAAGGAGGCATGACCCTGCGCGACTACTTCGCAGCGGCAGCGATGCAGGGAATCATTTCGGATGCGAGCGTTACAGCCAGCAGCAAGAATGATGGGGAATTGGTTGCCAGCTCTGCCTATGCATTTGCCGACGCAATGCTCAAAGCGAGGGGGGGCGTCAAGTGAACGACACCCCTAGGACGGATGCTGGTTTGGAATACGATGATACAACCGTTGATGATGTTAAGGAGTTCGCTCGCCAACTGGAACGCGAACTCAACGCAGCAAACGACCTCATTGTTCGGCTTCAGGCCATAACTAACGACCCTCACGCACTATGGGTCAACTGGCTGCGTGGTAGTGTCACGCTGCCGGTGGGCATCGGTGACGTAAGGGAGTATCAAGACCGCATCAAGCGGCTGGAGGAGGCGGGTGATGCGCTGTGCGAAAATTTGGCTCCATCACGTTGGGATTTGCCAGCAGCCGCTGCTCAAAAGATAATCGACCAATCAAACTGGCTTAAAGCAAAGGAGGCCAAGCTGTGAAAGACAACTGCGCCTTCATCTACATCCACGCATTTAACGGTCTAATCCGCGTGGAAAGTCTTGATACAGCCAAGCACGTCGATCAAAGCCCAGAATGGAAACACGTTGCGACAATCAACCCTCACGTTGTGTTGGAGAGCATTCTCAGGGCGACGATTAAAGACAGAAATCAGATTATCAAACACCTATTATCATGAGCGTCCGAATCAAAATCGAAAACCAAACCGAAGTCCCAGTATTAGTGGCCCTCTTTGAGCAGCCTAAATGCAACGACCATCCGACACGCTCGGCTGTATTGAAACCCGGCGAGAGCTGCGACTGGGGCAGTGGCTCCGTACCGCTTGGCAACTACCAGTGCTACGCCGTAATGAGCGGTGATGCTAGCAGCCATGACGAATGGGCCTGGCATTTTCCCGGCGTTGCTGAGGTTGTAGCGCCACTGGAGTTGGGATTCAAACTCTGGCACGAGGGCGATATCGACTGGCTCAATCTCAAGGCGATGTCCGCTGACGACCTCAACTCTACGTTCGGCTCTGCGTATACATCCGCTAAGAGCAGCACGAAAAGTTGGAACGGAATGTCCAGTTGCATATTCCATGTCCGAGGAGGCCCCTCCTGGGTTGAAGAAACCGAGCAGGTGGGGATCTGGAGGCCCAAGACTCTGGCGTACAACGGCATTCAATCCACACCCATGAAAAGCGAATGACCTACTCCCAATCCGGACAAATTCCACACCACCAATACTGCTTCGTCGATGCCTCGTTCATCTCCAGTCGCACCGGGTTTATCCCATGCGTCTGGTTCGGCCTGGTCTCTATCCCTGGTCGAATGTGGGGCTGCACGATCATGTTGGAATGCGGAGCGGTCTACCGGGCCGTACCGCCGCACGCGCTAGCATTCCATTCTGACCCAGAACCCGACTGGCGCCAAGACCACGCCCAACGTTGGGACTGCTACGGCCGGGAGTTCTCGACCATCGAATACACCTACCTCCGAGGCATGGAGGCCGTAGTGAAATGCTCTGACGAATTCAAGTACGGCATCTACATCTTCACAGCCGTACCCATCGACGACGGCTTCTCTCGGTATCCAGAACAGGCCAAGGAGTTTATGTTTCTGCGCGGTCACAATGGACGCCTTATGATCCAACCCACTGACAGAGTCGTGTTTTCTGACCCTTCGTTTGTTGTCACGCCCGAGTGGCCGAAGGATCTCAGAACCACAACCGAAATCTACACCTGCGAATGAAACTCATCGACCGAATCAAAAAATTCCTCGGATTCAAATCCCGGGCCGGCCGGCCTAGGATTTCGCAATCCAAACAGGATGCCATTAAATCCGCCCCGATCGACGTGACGGATGCCGATCTAGCACGCCTATTTCGCCTCTCCTATACCACCATTCAAAGATACCGTTACGCCGATGGAAGACCGCGCAGAAAAATTCGCTCAGATCGCCAGGGAACTCCATGAGCGCATCGCCTGTGGCTGTCATCCAAACCCATGCTGGACCTGCCAGCAGGTGAAACGAAAATATGAAGCAATCGCCCGCGAAGACGCCCGCATCAACGCAGCGCCGGATAAACCTCAGCGGTAACCGCGTGGTGATCGTCGAGACCAAGGACATATCCGACCGAGGTGAGAAGGATATCATCGGC